GCAACTATAACCGTTGATGCTCAAGGACGACTAACAGCGGCTTCGTCTGGATCTGCTGGTGTGGCTGGAACTTATGTTTTAGCTTTAGCAAATCAATCAGCGTCTGGAACATTTACTGCAAACGCATCCTCTACAAGATTACACGTTTTTGGTGTTGGCGGAGGCGGAGGCGCAGGAGATGATGGGGCAAGACCAAATGTTGGATCTGGCGGACGAGGTGCTTACGGAATGGCGCAAATAACAGTATCCAACCCATATTCAGTGCCTTACAGAGCTGGTACAGCAGGAAATAATAATGGTGAAATTTCAGGTAATGCTGGACAAAGTTCTTTTGTTGGATCACCTGCAGATTTTTCAGCTGGTGGGGGTAATGGAGGAATGTACTCTCAACAAAATGGTAATGACGGATCTTGCACAGTATCTCCAGCAGGCACACTTTTTGCAAACTCAAATCCAGGTTCTTCAATCGATGGTAATAGAGCATACATGATTGGACAGCAAGTTGGATCTGGCGGTAGTAGAGGCCCAGGTAAAAGAGGTTTTTTAATGATATTTGAAAATATAGGATCTTAATATGAGTTATATAATTTTTGACAAAGATACACCTGCTAATACACAAGGTTGTATTGGTTCAATAGCAATAGATGATGCAGCTTTAGAAAAAGTTTGTCCTTCTAATATTAGACACGCAGAAATTGTTTGCACTGTTACAGAAGAGCAATATAATAACGTTAGATTGGGCACTCACTCAGCAGTGCATGATGGTGCAGGAAATGCTGTTATAGCAGAAATAAATGTAACTGATTTGGCTCCAGTTGTTCCAATAACTGAAGCTCAAGCAAGAGCAAAATTAGATACTTATACTGCAGGAATAAGAAATGGTGTAGAGGGTAAAGTTGATGAAGCAGACTGGAAATCTTATGCAGATTCTGTTGATGCTATTGATTTATCTGGCAACACATTAAGATCTATTTCTGGCATAATTGAAGCTGCTGGAATCACATTTAGAAGTCTAGATCAATTACCTTTAAAAAAAGCATAAAATAGTATAAACAAGTCCTAATGCAGGACTATATTTACATTCAAGACAATATTCTAGATCCTAAATCATTATCTATTTATTAAAATGGATAGATACTTTAAATTTCTCACCTGCAGGTATTAAAGAAAAAGGTGCCCAAGATTCTACAATTAACAAAAAAACAAGGGATGTTAATAGTCATTTTATTTCAAGAATAAGTGATAGTATGTCTGCAGTCAGTTGGCATAATTTCTTAGAACACGTTTTTACAACTCACATGCATAATTATATGAAAAAACATCCACAATTAATTTTAAATAATTGGGAACCATTTGAAATATTAAAATATGATAAAAATCATAAGTTTGATTTACACGTTGATAGTGGACCAACTGTGCCAAGATCTATGAGCATTATATATATGTTAAACGATAATTATGAGGGAGGAGATCTAGTTTTTCAATGGCGTGAAAATAATATGGTTGTTCCAAAAAAAGCAAATCAGTTAATTTTTTTTCCAAGTTCTTTTTGTTATGCACATATGGTACAACCAATTAAATCAGGAACAAGATATTCTATTGTAACATGGGCACTATAAGAAAAGATTTTAGATACAAAGTTGTAAAAAACTTACTCAGTAAGGAAGAAGTTTCTTTAGCTCATGATTATTGTAGAATTAGAAATAGACTAAATGTAAACCAATTCGAAGGTGGGCTAAGTAATCATCAAGACACATCTATTTACGGAGACCCATTTACTGAGTCTTTAATGTTAAATAAAAAAAAAATAATGGAGGAAAACACAGGACTAGAATTGTTACCGACTTACTCATACTGGCGTATGTACACTTATGGTTCATGTTTAAATCCACATAAAGATAGAAACAGTTGTGAAATTTCTGTAACCATATCAATTGGTTCAAGCTCTGAAAAACCATGGCCAATATATATTGGGGAGAAAGCTATAAATTTAAATCATGGAGATGGTGTAATTTATTTAGGGATTGAAGATGAACACTCTAGAAAAGAATTAGAGACTGATTATCATGCACAATGTTTTTTACATTATGTTGATAAAAACGGACCTAACAAAATGTTTGTAAAAGATAAAAGACAACTATATGGGATGCCTTTTAATGCAAATTAATCAAAGAGAAGATGGTAGTATTGAATTGAAATTGACAGATGAAGAGATGAAGATCATGAAAAAAAATGACAATACTTTTCATATAGATGTTGAAAAAACTAAGGATTGTCTTGATATAATAATGATGTATTTATGGAGAATATTTGATAATTTACCCAAAGATGTTCAAAAAAGAATGCAAACAAAACATCCCCCTGAAAATTATAAGCCAAAGAGCTGACCCTTACCATTATCTAATTTTTTGATATAATACAGCATATGCCTTTAAGAAATGTACAAATAAGACCTGGTTTTAATAAACAAGTTACAGAAGTTGGTGCTGAGGGACAATGGACTGATGGAGACTTCGTAAGATTTAGATATGGTTTACCAGAAAAAATTGGAGGTTGGGAACAACTTACATCTTCAACTTTAGTTGGCAATGCTAGAGCTCAACATGTTTGGGCAGATTTAGATGGAAGAGCTTACTCAGCCATAGGAACACATAAAGGTCTTTTCGTTTATTATGGAGATGCATTTTATGACATAACTCCGTTAGACTCTGCTAAAACTGGAGCTACGTTCACCATAGCCTCCACTAGCGCACCTCAAACAATAACTGTTAATTTAAATGCGCATGGTTTAGTTGCTGGTGATTTATTTACATTTACATCTGTAACTGTTCCGACTGGATCTGGATATGCCACAAGTGTTTTTGAAGACAATCCGTTTCAAGTTTTAACTGCAACATCAAATAGTTTTACCATAGAAGTAGCAGCTGCTGCATCAGGCACAACAACGGCCACCGGAGCAGCGACAGTCAATCCATATGCGGGGTTTGGACCTTTGACACAAACTTTTGGGTTTGGTTGGGGAACAGGGCAATGGTCAGGAACTGTTGCAGGAGCTACCACTACAACTTTAAACGGAGCTTTGGCTGATGACACGAACGGTAATAATGGGTCTGCAACAAATATTACGTTAACTTCAACGACTGGATTTCCTACCTCAGGTACAATTTTAGTTGGATCTGAATTAATAAGTTACTCTGGAGTTTCATCTAATGATTTAACTGGTATATCTAGAGCTGTATCTGGATCAACGAGATCCTCACACTCAAACGGAGCGCAAGTTCAAGACGCATCTAGTTTTATCGGATGGGGTAATGCATCATCAACTTCTACAATAACTTTGGACCCTGCATCTTGGTCATTAGATAATTTTGGTGAAGTTTTAATTGCAACAAACAAAAATGGTAAAACCTTTAATTGGGAACCAATTCATGCAAACTTTAACGCGCTGAATACAAGAGCAGTAGCTGTAACAAATGCTCCAACACAATCTGTTATGTCTATAGTGTCTGAAAGAGACAGACACTTAATATTGCTTGGAACTGATACTAGTTTAGCAAGTCCATCACAAGATAAAATGTTTATAAGATTTTCAGATCAAGAAGATAGAACAACATATGCACCAACTTCAACAAACACTGCGGGAACTTTTAGATTAGACTCAGGTACAAAAATTGTTGGCGCAGCAAAAGGTAAAGATTATATATTAATATTGACAGATACATCTGCTTACGTAATGCAGTTTGTTGGTCCACCATTTACATTCTCAATAAGACAAGTAGGTTCTAATTGTGGTTTAATTGGACAGCATGCCCTTTATTATATTAATGGTGCTGTTTACTGGATGGGAAGATCAGGTGGTTTTTTTGTTTACGATGGTACAGTAAAAAGTTTACCATGCTTAGTTGAAGACTTCGTTTTTACAACCTTAGGTGACAGCTTGGGAATTAATTATAATTCAGGGGAGATAGTTTCTGCTGGTGTTAATAATTTATTTTCTGAAATAAATTGGTTTTATCCCAAAAGTGGATCATCACAAATAGATAGAATTGTAACTTACAATTACGATGAGCAGACATGGACTACAGGCTCCTTAGCAAGAACAACTTGGTATGATGCAACTTTGTTTGATAACCCATATGCAACTGAATTTTCTGATACAGCAATACCTACATTTCCAACAATTGTTGGCGCAACAAATGTTAATGGTGCTACAACGTACTACGCTCATGAGATAGGCACAAATCAAGTGGACTCTGCTGGAAATAAAACTGCTATAAATGCTTTTATTCAAAGTGGTGATTTTGATTTAAATGTAGCAGGTGGTGATGGTGAATTTTTTATGTCGATGAGAAGATTTATACCTGATTTCAAAGCTATTACGGGGGACGCTAGAATATCGATACTGTTAAAAAATTTTCCTGTTGATAATGAATCTTCCTCACCATTAGGACCCTTTACTATTACAAGTTCGACACAAAAAGTAGATACAAGAGCTAGAGCTAGATTTGCAAGTTTAAAAGTTGAAAACACTTCAACTGATCAATCTTGGAGATACGGAACCTTTAGAGCAGATATACAACCTGACGGTATGAGATAATGGCTAAAATTACAGCATATATACCAGAACCAAAACAAGATTATGAAGTTTCAAATCAAAGACAAATAATTGAGGCTATAGATACTTTAAAAAATCAATTGAACTTTTCATTTCAAAAAGATATAAAAAACGAACAAGATAGTTTTAATTGGTTTATTACATGACTATACAATATAAAAATCAAGGTATTAATTTAACCACCACTGGCACAGTTTCAGTTTTAACATGTCCGTCTGATGCAACTATTCTAATTAAACAAATACAAATAAATAACGGATCAAGTGGTGCAGTAAATTTAAATGTTCAATTTACGGATACTTCTGCAACAGCCACCTTTAGAATATACAATCAGCCCGTAACTGGTGCAGCAACTGAAAATATAATTGATAAAACATTAGTGCTTGAAGCCAGTGATATTCTTAAAATGACAGCTGGCACTGCTAATGAGATACAAGGCATTGTTTCATATGCCCTTTTAGATAGATCACAAGAAAATGGGTAAGGCTCCAAAGTTTGGTGTTAACACCTATCATAAGCGCACAAGAAGGAAAAGACCAGGTCGTCATGCAAAAAAACCAAATAAAAGTCACAATAAAAAAAAATATAGAGGTCAAGGAAGATGATTGAAGTAAAAAAAATAATAGAAAAAAAAGTTCCAATGCCAATATTTTTATATGAAGGAATTGTTAAAGATTTAGAAATAGATTATTTTATTAAACGTATTGATGAAAATTTAACAAGTCTCACTGGTAGAACAAATGTTAAAGGTGGGATGACAGATTGGAAGCTTTTTGCTGAAGATGAGAAATTTGTAAATATTTTAAAAACAAATTTAGAAGGTTTACCTTATGCAATACCACCTGGCTTTATGGGTGAGGCTTGGGGCATCAAATTAGAAAAAGGTCAAAACACTACATTTCATGATCACAAACCTGCAAATGTAAGTGGTATACTTTATTTTTCAGAAAGCACCACACCCTTAAAATTTCCTGATTTAAATTTAGATATATACCCAAAAGTAGGCACATTAGCTGTTTGGTCTGCACCATTAATTCATGGAACAGGTTACTTGAAAGAAGGCCCAAAATATGCTATCGCCTTTAACATGGAAGAAGTTAAACCTTGGGGTAACAATGACTGAGATTAAAAAAATACCAGCAGAAGCAAAAGAAATAATAAAACATAAAAGGACTGGTAAAGTTTATGAAAATAAAGCAGCCTTTGATGCAGACGTAGCAGATCCAAATACTGACACAACTGCAGATGATTTTAGACAAGATCTTGAAATAACAGTAACAAGATTGACTTTAGCTGGTAAAACCAAAAAATGAAACATGACATTTTTTCAACACCTGTGTGGGTAGAAAAAATAGAACCATACAAAATAGAGTTAACAAGCGAAAATTTTCAAGAAAAATTTTTATCTGGCACGATATCATCATTAGATACAACAATGAAAAATAATAAAATTTCTGATGAAGGTTTAAAATACCTATTAAATATTATCTTAAAAAGTTTATCAGATTTAAGTATTACAAAAATATCACTTACAAATATTTGGAGAAATAAATATGAAGAGGGATTTCAGGATATGCATTTTCATAATAGCGCGCATTTTTGTTTTATTGTTTATGAAAAACTCAAAGAGCCACAGACAGTTTTTTTTCATCCTGCATATGATCTATTAACAGAAAAAAACTTAGACAAGATTATACCATCACATATTTGTCCTAAAGTTCATGAAAATGATATGGTGATATTTCCTGCATATTTAAAACACATGGTAAAAAAATCACGTGACTCTGTTACTATTAGTGGTAACTTAAATATTGTATGAACTTTTTAGCATTGCGTTTAGATGAACATGATTCAAGTGTTTGTTATTCTAATGGGACGACAGTCAAATATTACAAACCAGAGAGACATTATCAGGTAAAACATTTTGGTTATAACAATAATAATTCAAATAATTATCAGGGATGGTATTATGCCTGCAGTCATTTAGGAATAGATATAAATAAGGTTGATGCAATTGCAATGGTGATAGATGTTTTTAGGCATCCATACTTACCTAAAGAAGACCCTAACAAATTGTATGAAATAATAGATATACCTTACAAACCGTTTTCAGATTTTAAATGTCCAATATATAGAGTTGATCATCATTATGCACATAGTTTGTCATCATGGATGTTAACTGACACAAAAAATCATGCTGTCTTAGATGGTTATGGAGATTTAAAAAGGACTATAAGTATATTTAAAAATAATAAATTACAAAAATCATATACCTATGATCAACTGAAATCCTTTGGAAATTTTATGGGTAATATGGGTTATTTATTAGGTATGGAAGGTCATATTGAGGATCTTGCTGGAAAAACTATGGCACTACAGTCTTTTGGTTTGGAGGATAAAAGATGGGAAGACAAAATTAAACAATTAGGTATAGAGCAAAGTTCATTTGTTTTTGATGTAAATAACTATGTTGAACTATTCAAAAGTGAAGGAGTTGCAAAGTTAAATTTAATAAATTACCTCAGAACCTCACATAAATTTTTTGAAGAAAAGCTCCCAGATTTTTTTAAAAAATATTTTACAGAAGATACTTTAACTTATTCAGGTGGAGTAGCACATAATGTTTGTGCTAATACAAAATTAAAAAAACAATTTAAAAATATTATCATACCACCTCATTGCGCTGACGAAGGTTTAACTTTAGGTTGCATTGAATTTTTAAGACAACATTATGATCAACCTAAATTTAAAGTGAACAATTTTCCATTTTGGCAAACTGATGTAGCTCCAGAAAGAGATGCATCTAGTGAAACTATTAAATCAATTGCAGGTGATCTAGCAAACGGAGAAATAATAGGTTGGTATCAAGGTCATGGTGAAATAGGCCCAAGAGCACTAGGACATAGGTCTATCTTAATGAGTCCTGAAGTAAAAGATGGAAAAAATATAATTAATAAAAAAGTAAAACATAGAGAAGAATTTAGACCTTTTGCAGCTTCTATAAAATTAGATCAAGCTAAGAAATATTTTAACATAGATGATGAAAGTAATTACATGAAATATAGCGTGCCTTTTAAAGGTAAAGTATTTGACTCAATTTCTCATATAGATAATACAAGCAGAATACAAACCGTTCCAAACAATAACACTCATGAGATTTTTTATGAACTATTGGATGAATTTGAAAAACTTACGGGTATACCAATGCTTTTAAATACTTCATTAAATGATAATGGTAAACCCATAGCTGGCAGTCCTGAACATGCAATAAAATTGTTAAAGAATTCTGAACTTGATAAATTAGTTGTAGGAGATATTGTTCTTAAATGAAACACGTCAACATTTTCGACAATTTAGTATCAAAGCAACAAATTGATGAGATATTTAATTTTTGTAAGAAGCAACCTTACAAAAGAACAGAACTTGATGGACCAGGGCTACCGTACACCGGACTCATATCTAATTTAGAATTAGAAAATGATTTAGTAAAATTTTTATTAAACGTTACGAATTCTAAGAAAGATAAATTAATACGTGCCTATATAAATTTATTTATTCATGATGAGAAACCTTATTATCATCAAGATGAGCCTGAGCCTGGTGCAAAAACTTTACTTTATTATGCTAATCCGCAACCTAAAAATTATGATGATCTTGGAGAAACTTTTTTTATAATTGATAATGAAATACAAGGAGTTTTACCTGTACCAGGACGTATAATAATATTTGATGCTGAGGTATGGCATAAAGCAACCCCATTAAGAACTGACGATAGATACACTGTGGCTTTAAAATGGACTCGTTAATAACTTTATTCCCATCTCTAGTTTATAAAACTAACATTAATAGATTATTAAATGAAAAAGAAAAACAATTTATAAAAGAACAAAGCACACAAGCGCAACCTACCTTATCTAACAGTATGAGTATTGATAATAAAATATTAAATAATATTAATTTTAAAAATATTAAAAGTTTTATTGACAATAAAATTGATTTTTTTTTACAACAAATAATAAAACCTAAACATAATTTAAAATGTTACGTCACAGAATCTTGGTTGAACTTCAATAAAAAAGGAGATTCTCATCATAAACACTTTCATGCAAATAGTTTTTTGTCAGGTGTATTTTATATAAATGTTGATGGACAGGATAGTATTACTTTTTTATCACCTATTAAAGATTTAATTACAATAGAAAAAAAGGAAGAAAATGAGCTAAATTCTAATTATGCAACGATAAAAATAAAACAAGGGGATCTAGTAATTTTTTACTCGCATCTTGATCATAAAGTTGATATAAACCAAAAAAATGAAACAAGAATATCATTATCTTTTAACACCTTTCTTAAAGGTACAATTAGCAATGAATTTACATCAGCATTAAAAATATGAAACCAAGAGGCGGAACAGAAATACAAATGGAGCTTTTACAAAAGCACTGCCCAAAAGAACTTTTAGATCAATTCCAAATATGCACATCTATACCTGGTAAAGTGCCTTTAAGTAATAACAAAATTAATTTGCTATGGCAGAAAAATTCTTATGACCAAGGTAACTTACAAGAGTTTTTTGGTGATCAAAGAAGACATAATGATTATGATTGGTATGTATTTAACAGTCATTGGAACTATGAAAAATTTAGATATTTTTTTAATATACCTACAAAAAAATCAATGGTTATTAAAAATGGTTGTAGCTCTTTTCCACAAAGAAAAATTTATAAAAAAGGTGATCCAATAAGAATCATTCATCAATGCACACCTTGGAGAGGATTAAACGTGCTATTGGGGGCTATGCAGTTAGTAAAAAACCCAAATGTAACTCTAGATGTTTACTCATCTTGTGACGTTTATGGCTCTGAATTTTCTAAAAACAATGACGATAATTTTACAACACTTTATGAATTAGCAAAAAAACTACCCAATGTTAATTACATTGGTTATGTACCTAACGAAGAAATATTAAATAAAATGCAAGACTATCATTTATTTGTATACCCTAGTATTTTTGAAGAAACGTTTTGTATATCTGCATTAGAAGCCATGTCTGCGGGTTTACATTGTATAGTAACTAATTTTGGTGCATTGTATGAAACGTGTGCAGAATGGCCTATATATGTTAATTACTCAAATGACCTTAAAGATATGGCAATACAATTTGCCCATGCAATAGACGCAGCGTCTTTATATTTACATGAAGAGCAGATACAAAATTTACTTAATGAGCAACAAAAATATTTTCAAAGATTTTATAATTGGGAAAAGAAAGGTCAAGAATGGAAGAACTTTTTAGAAGGGGCTTTACGTGCCAGATAGAATAGAAGATAGAGTGCCTTTTGAGGATGCAGTAAAACCATTAATGATTTTAAGAAAGCAAGGTGAGTCACCCTATAGTCTATTCGTTGCAACACCTGTGCACTCTGATGTAACATTACATTACGTTCAATCATTATTAGAATTATCAAGACTATGTTCTTTAAAAAAAACAGCTATTAAATTTGAACTAATGAAATCATCATTAGTAACTCAAGGTCGTAATTTGTGTGTAGCAAATTTTTTAAGTTCTGATTGTACACATCTTTTATTCATTGACTCTGATATTGCCGTTAGACCTACCTCCATATTTAATCTATTGGAAGCTGATAAAGATATTATATCTATACCTTACCCATTAAAAACATTCTTATGGGATAAAGCTTTTGAAGAAATTAAACAAGGTAAAATTAAATCAGGTAAACAACTATCTCAATCTATGAATTCTTATCCTATGCGAGTTCCTGATGATAAAAATATTAAAGTTAAAGATGGTATTATAGAAGTAACTCATAGCCCTACAGGATGTATGTTAATAAAGAGGTCAGTTTTTGACAAATTAATTAAAGCCTATCCAGATAAAGGTATAGTGCAAAAAACAGTTATCAATGGTGAGATGGTAACTAAGCCAAATATGTGGAATTTCTTTGATACTTTGCATGACCCAGTACAAAAAACTTACCTTGGTGAAGACTTTGCCTTTTGTAAATTATGGAAAGATATAGGTGGCAAATGTTAT